GTGGATGTAAGAAAATAAAAAGTACCTTGGTATATTGATGATGCACCTGATGTTGTTGTGTTTGATGATGTCACTTGATCATCATATCTGTCAAATACTGTACTATTAGCCCAGTTAACTCTAGGAAGAGCGTTAGAGACATCTGAACTTGTAATAAGTTTTGCAGCCAACATTGAATCATATCTGTAAAATTCGTTTGAAACTGCGTCTGCAGGTGTGGGTGGAGATGTATCTGATCCTCCACTTGTTCCACTTGTAAATGGTGTTGCTTTACCTATGAATAGATAATATGTTGATTTTGCCGCTTCTGAAAACGACTCAACAAACTGTGATGCGTTATGCAACCTAAACTTTTCTGTAATTATTGCTGTCATGACTTACTCTTCCTTTGTTATATTTATACTGTTATTTATACTCCTAAGTAGATAATCCTATCACTGAACTTAAGGTCACTGGTACACTTCCTTTTGCGATCAAGTCATTTGGTCTACCTTCGTTCAAACTTAAATCAAAGTTTTGATGTGGTATTTGTCCTTCATCAAAAAATATGTGTGTTTGTTCTGCTAATATTAGATTTGTTTGTAAATCTATATCATTTAAATCTATTTCATATAAAATTTTATCACCTGCGTCTGTAGAACTTAAATCTGTTCCATTCAACACAAGATTATCTATTTCAGAGTCTTCTAATAATATACCATCTTTGTTTTCTGGTTGTAGTGATCTTTCTAATGACATTCTAAATCCGTCAGTTCCACGTGTGCCAGTTTCTGCCATTAAGTGTACTATATTAGAGTTAGGAGAATAATCTTCTATCTCTAAAACTCCATTAACTTCTTGTGCAAAGTTTTTGTTTCCTAATAATGATTCACTAATCAGTCTTTGTCCTGTTTCTGCAAGAACTAATCCACCACCTTCTATTTCAATACCATCTTCATCTATAGAACCAGAATTGATATCGCCTTGTCCACTTTGTAAATTAACAAATGGATTTAATACAGGAAACGTGCCATCTTCATATACTAAAAATTTTCCACCTAAACTTGCTTCACTTTTTAGTGGTGTCACATTATCTAACTCTGAAATAATTTTGTTCATAAACTTAAATCCTTCAACTGATGCTGGATTTTCTAAAAGTATTTTACTATTTCTAATAATATCTACGATTCTGATTCCGTCCATATCTGCGATTGTTATTAGTTCAACATCTGTAGGATTATCTTGTAATAAAGTTTCACCTATGTTTTGTACTTGTGTTCTTCCAAAAGAAAATATAGAATCTTCTGCGATAAGATTTACTTGATTAGTTCTTTGTAAAGAATCTTCTGCGATAAGATTGTCACCATTTGTTTCTTGCACAAGAAAGTTAACAATCCCTAAAGGCTCTGTTCCGTCTAAAATAATTTTTCCATATTCAAAAGATCCGTCTGATCTATTTTCAAGTTGTATACCATCACCGTCTTGAGCACCAAATGAATCTTTTCCTAAATGTAATAATAAATTTTTCTGTGCCATTATCTTGCCCTCGCTTGTGATTGTACTACTACATTTATATTCGGAACAAATACAAGTTCGTGATCACCACCTTGAACTGATGCTGTTTCTGCGAATATTCTATTACCTTGTCCATAGATTGTAATTGTTCCCTCTTCACATTTTATACTTCCATTTGCATCTTGTGATAAAGCGCTTTCTGCTATCATGTTAACATTGCCTAAATCGTCCTCTGCAATAATTGTGCTACCTGCATTTGATGATGAACTATCACTACCATCAAGTGCAAGTGTTGATGTTGAAGAACCATCTATTGTAATTTTATCAGTTCTATTACCTATCCTTGCACCAACTCTAGGTACATGATGTCTTCTCTGTAATACTTCATCAAATATGAAATCAAATGTAGATGCAAGAATTGGTGAGAATGTTTCGGTAGAATCTACAGGGTCTGCTTGTTGTGAACCTGTCGTTCCTATTGCGGCTGATATAAATGATGCAATAGAAACTTTTCCAAATGGTGCAAATCCAGCAGGGTGTACTGCTTTCTTTAGTTCGTTTATGAATGTTGCAGTTGATTGACCAACTTGTACTTCATAAGAGAACTGTTGATAATAATAAGAATCTTGAACTCTAATTAAATCCTCACCCACTAATGATTTGACATTAATATAATTACCTTCGGTATCTTGTGTCACATCAACATCAGCAGTAGCAGTCGCAATATCTGCTAATAATATCGTACCTGTTGCACCACCAGAATCAGTGATAACAACATCTTGACCTGAGAAATCAATGTCTTCTTGATTGATTAAATTTTGACCTGCATTATTTTGTGATGTGTCTGTACCATCAAGAACAATATGATCACCAATAGATGTAGAGTTTTGTGTTTCACCAACTAATCTATCACCCGTTTCTGCTATAATTAAATTACCAACTTGTTCATTTTTTAATCTTCGATCATCAAGACTTGATTCAGCCGCTAAAAATCTTGTTCCTATATTATGTAAACTATCTAAAACTACTTTACCATTCTCATCACCAATAACACCTAAGAAAGTAGATTCTAAAAGTATGTCGCCAGAGTTATCTTCCATGTCGATACCAAGTAAAGGATTTTCACCTGCTGGTGTTTCAATTAATAATCTATCTTTGTTTACACTTGTTCCGTTTAATAAAACATTAGAACCTGCATCAGCAATAATAGTATTCCTAGATACAACTTCAACCTTTCCCCCTTCACCGCTATTATTAGGATTATAATAAAATAATTGTGGAGCATCATTTGCAACAACTATTTGTATGAATGCACCAGTAGTTCCGATTGCAGTTGTTAATGCTGATTTTGTAACACCAGTCGTATATTCAGTGCCACTGTTGTGTGTGCCATCTTCAGTTGTTGAAAATCTAAAAGGACGATTTAAAGAAGTGTTTGCATTGAATAAAGATGAATCAGATAAATCAAAATAATAAGTGTTACCTTTTTTCAATCTTAGTTGTTTTTGTCTTACATTATCTACTATGAAATAATCTTGTGCGTTAGCAGAAGCAACATCAAAATGTTTTACATCAACATTAATAAATTGTGTTGCTTCAGTTGTAACACTTGTGCCGTTTAAAATAATATTATCGTCATCATCTGTTACTTCTATTTGAGTATCCTCTGCCAATAAATTATTTTCATTTACTGCTGAACTATTACCTTCTTGAACAAAAGGTATGTTAAATGCTGTTGATTGTTCTAAATCAAATTTTATTTTATTTTCAAAAGTAGTATTTAATTGTTGTCTATCTGAGTCAAAACTTTTTACAGTTCCAACATGTGTGGTCAATGTATTATCTGCTTCAAACGTGCCAGTAATATCTTTTAAAATAAAGTGTGCGATTAACTCTACATCAGGTTTATCATTTTGATTATAATTAATTCCACTATCATTAATCACTAAAGATTCTACTGCACCAATGTCAGTTGTAAGTGCAAGAATTTTTGCACCACTACCATTAGATGATTGGACTGTTATTGTTGGAAGTGCATCATATCCTTCACCACCGTCAGATAAAAATACGTCTCTTATTGATGATGCTTCAGAATCAGTTGCAAAAGTATCATGTTCGAGTATAATTAAATCTTCGTCTGATTGGAATGCGTCTAAAGATGTTTGAGTTATGTCTGTTAATAAATTATCACCTGCGTCTGATCCACCAACATCTGTTCTATCAAGTATTAATAAATCATTTTCTTTTGGTGGATATTCTGTATAAGAACTACTATCATACGTGCCTGTTGGAAAGTCTTCGTTTCCATGATTCGCTTCAGTATTAGGCATGTAAAAAGTAATACCAGGGTATTCAATAAATGTGTGTGCGTGTGAGTTAGTTGCCCCTCCAGCGCCTGTCGCTGTCAAATATAATGGGTAGAAATAACCAGTTTTACCAGCACCTTTTTGATCATACTCTGCTGTTCCATAAAGATAGAAAGGACCGTCAATTACATCTGTTGATTCTAATGCAATAGTAAATGGTTCTACAGTAGATGTTGTTCCTACATCAATAATTAAACTACCTGAATCATCTTCTAATGTAATACCTCCACCAACGGCAGATACTACACCTGTTGCTCTTGTGATACCGTCACCACCTGTGAATGTAAGTTTATCACCTACCTCATATCCACTACCTACTGTTTGAACAAATACATCTGATACAGAACCTCTTTTAATATTATTAACAAGCACATCTGCAAAACCATTTCCTTTTGTATTATCAACTGTCAGTGCTTCTTTTGCAGTATGTAATATACCATCATTAACTATGTTTGCTTTTGTAACAATTGATTTAATAACAAATGTGATAGGTGTATCTGTTACTGCTGATGTTAAATCTAAAGTCTCTCCACTTGTAAAAGATCCTACTACATTTTCTATATCAAACTCAACGACAGAAGCTGTGTCTTGTTGAAACACAGAGGCGGCATCAACACTTGCAGTTGCACCTGATGATCTACCTGTGATTACTTGACCAACTGCTTCATTAGAAGAAGCACCTGATGATGTACATCTTATTTTTAATTTACCTCTCCAATTACCACCAGATACATTTAGAATATTTTCATTTGGATAAAATATCTCTGAATTCTCACCTAATAATATTCTGAAGAAAAGTTTGTGACCATCTCTAGTTCCTTTTGCAGAATATAGATCTTTAATATTTTTTACAAGTTTTCTTTTTGCAACACCTGTGGTAAGTGTTTTAGGTATGACACTTAAAAATGCCTCTCTAAACTGATCAAAGTATTCAAAGATTGTATTATCAATATTTGCATAATCCAACATTTGTTGAATATTCTGAACAGGGTTTGTTTTGTATTCATCTAATGTTGCTTCAGAACCTGATGTATTTCCTTTAACAATTTCACCAAGTTCAAACCTTTGATTTGATGTGATATAGATTTGAGAGTTTCTTGCATCATTAACAAGCACAGTTGCTTCGGCACCTGATGTTTGTCCTACTATTGTTTCACCTATTGTAAATTCAACTGAGTCTTCTAATACAACTCTGTTATCATCTGTTTCTTCTAAAACATAAGATTTAGTGACAGGTTCTAAAACAAGGTAGTTTGTAGTATAAGTAAACTTCATCCTCGCAGACTCTAAAAATTTATAGAAGTCTCTTACGAAGTTTCTGTAAGTTTCGAAATCTGAGTCTTGTAAAAAGTCTGGTAGTTGACCTTTTATAAGAGGTGATATCTTTTTATTGAATTTAGGATCATGACTCATTTTTATTCATTAATAACTTGACGTGCCACCTGATGATGTCACAGTGGTTGTGGCAGTTGTTCCAGAGCCAGTGGTTGTTGTAGTTGTGCCTGATGTTGTGGCTGTATCGATATTACCATTTAAACTTGTATTAACAAAATCAATTTCTAATATTTGATTTCTTACTGGCACAATATCATTTGAATTAGGTGTCACTATAATTCTTATTTGTGATGATGTTAAATTATCTACATTAAGAACACCAGTGATATTAATATTATTAATTGTTATCAAACCAGAATCATAGTCTATTGTGCCTGCGTTTGAGTCTGCATAGTTTCTTGTTGTTCCAACGATTGAGTATCTTCTTAAATTACCTTGACCATCATCATCAAAGAAAAACTCTGATGTTGTATCTGTTCCTACTCTAAAACCAGTTGATGAAACAACACCACCAGTTGATGCTAGATAACCATCCTCTGGGTGTAATAACGCATTGTTAAAAGGTATTCTATATGAAGTTGTTGTTCCTTGTGTTGGTGTTAAGAACTTTGAAAGTTTAACAGATGTTGTACTATTTAAAATAGAGTTATCTGCTTCATCGATAAGTTTTGAAACAGCAGATGCTCTGTATTGTGAATTAAATGTTTGTAATGTATTAGAGTTGTATGATTGTAATGCAGTAGTGATTAAACCATCAATATCACTTGATCCTAAAGTTGTTGCAGACGTGTCAAAACTATATCTAATTGCAAGTCTTAAAAATGTTGTTTCTGGGTCAACAATAACAGGTGTTATAGATGCAATCGTATAAGTTTTTAAATCACTTACCAATTGTGTTTTTTGTGATGATGTTAAGTTTGCACCAGTTGTAGATTTGATTGATATGAAAACTTTTCCATACTCAGGTGTTGATGTCACACCAGTTGATGAATTAAAACTTCCGTCCTCTCCACCAAAAACTGAAACTGCTTGTGTATTTGCAAAAACTCTTTTGACCACTGACTCATAATCAGATGTTGTTACAGCTCTACCTTGTGATGCATAATTCAAAGGTGCATTTAATTTTATTGATCGTAATGTCTCAGGTTCTGCACCACCAATTGCATTTGATACTGTGGTTACAGAAATATTTGTTTCGCCACCAATTGAACTTGGTGGATTAAATAATGATGCACCATTTGCTTCAGTTTTATTGGTAACAACATATGTTAAAAATACAATATTACCATCTGCTACTGCTTTTGAAACCACATCATCTCCAAAGTAAACTTCAAATTGACCTCCCTCAGTTTCTTGTAAATAATAAACTGTAGATGTAGATTCTAATTGTGTAATATCAGTTGCCTTTGTATAAGTTGTTGAAGTTGTATCTGTAGATGAGTTCTGAACTGTGACTCTTAGTGTGGATGTATCGGCACGATTGTCTCTTAATAAAAATCTTTGTTCTAAGTCTGATGTATCAACTGTATATCTTGTTGTAATGTATGTACCTTCAAAAACATCTATAGAATCAAAGTTAACAGAATTACCAAACTTAAATCTTTGTATATCATTCGCTGTTACAAAATTGTAATCTGTGCCATCATATGTTGTTGAAAATTTTGTACCTGCTGGCATTGTGATAGATGTTTGATCAGAAACCACTGTCACGTTGATTTGTGCTTTTGGTGCTCGGGCAGATTGAACTTCATAACCTAAAGTTTTTGCGTGTGATACCACAGATGAACGTAAACCTGCTGTGTCTAAGAACATTTCATTTGCAGCCATGTTTGCATTGTAACCAAGATAGTGAGTGTTGTATGCAAGTGTGTCTAACAATATGTTCATTGCAGAACCATCGAAGTCGTAATCTTTTAAAACATCTTGATCTTTTAAAAAAGTTTTTAAATTATCTTTTATTTCATCAAAGTCAAGTTCCGTTACTCTTAAATTTTTTTTATTTACAGTCGTTGCCATTATCGTAATCTCTCTAGAAAGAGGTCTAAGTTTACTAATTCTGTAGGGTAGTTTCTAACGTAAAAATCAACAGTGACCTCATATGCGTTGTCATCAAATCTTGGTATCGCTCTTACAGATTGTAGTCTAGCACGAGGTTCAAAGTTTGTAATTACGTCTTCTACTTTTCTTGCAAGTACAACACTGGTGACAGGTGACATATTTTCAAATAATAAATCACGAACACCTGATGAGATCTCTGGGTGAAATGGTTTCTCATGAGGATTAAATTGTACTAAATTACGAATTGATCTTTTGACAGCCTGAATATCTTCTACAACGCTAACATCTTTATTTGTTCTTCTTGTGAAAAATAAATCTAAATCAGTGTTTATTCTTGCAGACTTACTACTTTTGTTTGTTAATTGTGCGTCTGTGCCAAAATTACCCGAAACGTGTGCCATAAAGATACTCTCCTATAAGAGTATTTATACACTAATCACCAATGATTACAGTAGAAGAGCTGGAATCTATTTTACCTGCATCGGCGCCATTGAGTTCAGTATCATTATCTAATGTTGTATCACCTAATCGTGCAGCACCTTGTGTACCAGAATTTAGATTGATTGACTTTCCGTTTATCTTTATATCACCATCTGCTTTGATTGTTAGATCACCTGTGACATGAATATTATCATTGCCTGTCACAGTTTTGAATCCATTTTTGTGTTGAGTGACAATATCACCATTAGGATGAAACTCTACAAATGAACCTGACTTGTGATAAACATGTATTCTTTCTGCGTCTGTAGTATCGTCAATCTCTATGACGTGACCTGATTCAGATTCAAACACATGATTTTTTGGATAGACAGCATTGTAAGGATTGGAAGGTTCGCCTGTTACTGTGTCAGGTACTTTTATTAATCGTGTACTATCGCCTCTGGCAAGTTTATTCACATCAGACTCATTTAGATAATGACTTAATGGATACGTTCCGTTTGGATCATAAAAACCTTTTGATATATCAACCTCTTGATTTTGAACACCAGGTAAAGTTCCCATAATAATTGGTTGTTGTTTTTCTGTATCCATAAAAAATCCTACAACCCATGATCCTTCAATAATAAAACTTGGCGATGTTCCTATACCAGAGTTTGCTGAACTTGTAGTTGGTTGCATCACAGTTGCCCAAGGTAAATCCTCTGTAGGTATAGATGTTTTGTTATCTGTGTGAATACCTAAGACACGAACTTGTACTCTTCCTAATTGACTTGGATCTTCTCTTGATTCTACAACTCCTACGAACCAATGAAATCCGTCCTTACCCATAAAATTTGTTTTGTTCATGTCTATTTAAATTTAAAAATGTTTGAATATTTGTTAAACTCTTTACGTTTTGTTGAGTCTGCTTTTGAATAATCTACATCATTGTCTGCAACACCAACACTTACAGCCATCAAAAATTTTTCATCTGTACTAATCAATGCGTTGTCATTGTGATTACTTGGAAAAAAACACATAGTAAAACTACAGTCTAAATGATTTTCATTTGCCAAACCTGCGATTGTCAACGCCATCATGGATGTTTGTACATACGCATTTTTAATATTTGTATATTTTAGAAGTGAATGATCCATGTCATTTGGATTTTTATTTTGTATGATCGCTCTTCCGTTACGATTTAGTTTACAAGTAAACATAATTGCCCAAGGTGCTAATACTTGATTGTTAAACTGAACTAAATTGTATAGAAGAGGAGGTTGTACTCTTTTTTTAATCTTTTTGTATTCTAAAAGTTTTGGCATAAGATCTTCTTCAATATGTTTTTCTCTTTCTCTGCCAATACCCCAAACATTTATCGGGTCAACTATCTTTAACGGATCAATACCTGCGTCTGAATAAACATCATTTTCATCACCATCATAATAATCACAGACAGTTTGTAAACAAAATTTATGTTTATCCTCAGAATACTCTGGTCCAAAAACTTCTGCTTTGATCCATGATAAATCATTTTTCAAAGGAACTAATGAATAAGTTTCTTGAAGTATTAGATCTATTGTTTCTTTTGACGGAATCTTTGTATCATCATAGAAAAAATGCTGACTTCTTCTTTTTAATCCATTTAACATAACTATATTTATGTGTTATGTTTGATGACATCTTTGATTGATGAGTTTTGAAAATTTCTTGAAACTGACCAGAGAGTATTTTTAAGATTACCTGCAACCATGATGCGTTCACCTTCAACAGATTTTACTTCATGTTGTATATGGCCAGGAAAAACAATAAGATCGCCTGGTTTAGGATTGTACTCATAGTTTGCAGTAGGGAAAACTATTGGTGCATACTTTGGCATCTTAATATAATAACCAAATGCAAACTGATAAGGCCAGTGTGAATGAGCTCGTGTCGATGTTTTTTCAGTGTAATGCACACCCCACATCTCATGACATTCAAATTTTGTCTTTGCAAGTTTCGCTGTAATCTGTTCAGCAAGTAAACACGCTTGTCGAGCAATCCAATTATAGGAATCACTTTCTTCATGTACATACCAATCAGTCATTCTTGCGTTGACATTGGATGTACGAACAACTCCCACTTTTTCAAGTGTTGTTAATTCTAAATCTATATGTAAAGGAACTTGTTGACCTGTTTTACGATTAATATTAATTGACATCGCATCGTCATAAATGTTACGAACACCAAAAGGATAAGTTTCTAATACTTGAATGTGATCTTTTGGTCGATTTAAATCTTTTAGTGATATTTGTTTTAATAAGTTAGCATTATTCATTTGTATTCCTATAAATGTAAACAGGATCATCTTCACTGTCGTTTGGTTGTATCTTTTCATATCCTAATGGTAATAGAATATTCGAATAATCAGTATTTTTCATTTCTTCGATTAATATTGTTGGTTTATATTTTGAAATAGTTTCCATTCCACCTTTTAATATGTAAGGTTCACTGCCTTCAGTATCAATTTTAATAAAATCAGGTGAAGTTTTTAAACTATCAAGTGTTCTTGTTTCAACCATAATCTCTCTATAATCAAATTTTCGATTAAATTTTTTTTCCCAATGTAAAAAATTTTCTTCAAAAAATGTAGAAAGTCCTTGAAACTCATGTTCATCAACAACATAAAATTTTTTTGTCGTTTCCACATCAAATAAAGCAACGTCATTCCTAGCATCAAATGATAGTGTTACATCAAAACAACGTGTTAAAAATTTAGTAAATGTATTACTGCATGAACCTATATCTAAAGCTTGATTGAAAGATTTATTGTTTTCTGAATGATGCATCAACGCAAATTCTAAATTATTTAAATCAAATCGTGAGTTCATAACAAAATTATATCATCAATTTGATGATTTGTCAATGATTATGATGCTATGTAAGTATTATAAGCGTCCACGTATCCTTGCCAGGTGGATGTACCTAACTGTGATTGTCCTAAAAATGTGCAAAGTTCACCGTAGTGTGTCGCATCTTTGTCTAAAAGTTTATCTTGATACAATACAAAACTCTTACCATCACTTGGATATGTGATTGCAGCCATGTTTGCTTTGTAAGTTTTAAATCTTTCATCCCAATCAGATACATTATTGCTAGTATCCATGGCATCACAACGTGCTTTGTATGTGGTTGTAAAGGATGAATGAGTATAATCACTCCATGTTAAGTGAATTACTTTTGAATCTGTCACTGCTACGACCTTATCATAGTCAGTTGTGTCAATACTTACAGACGGATCGATACCAACCTGTACGTGAACATCACCGTAATGTGCGTTAGAAGCAGGTTTCTTTGATTCCCAAAGTAAACCTGTCAGAGGTGTAGAAAAATCATCAATATTATCTGCGTTGACGTTAGTATAAAGAGTTGACAACCATGTACTCATGTTTGAAATATTATTGATTGTATCAGAACCAGTAGTTTGTTCGACAAAAACATTCCAATCTTTGTACGGACTTGAAACCTCCGACTTATTGATATAGTTATCGTGGTAACCAAATGTCTTTCCGATGACATATGCTGCCAGAGATGAAAAA